CGTCATAATCGATAACAGATGAAGTAACTATATTTTTCATACCATAAGAATCCGCCAATAATACATAACTGATAGTTATGTCTATGATGTTTGTATTTAAAAAAATCGTACCGTTGAAGTAACCTACCGCATTAGTACTCCCAGCTCCTCTTTGGTACCCATCTATAAATAAATTTACTGTCTGGTCAGTCTTTACATTCAAACTAGAGAGTTGTGTAAAACTTTCAACTCCTAACCCTCCTCCCGGAGAGTACGAATAAGAAGACGATGAAATTGGAACTTGTACGGTAATCGCACAACTTACAGTATTGTACCCTGGCGCAGAAAAGGAAGTAATTATGTACGTATCTGTGAATATATTATTGATTGTTATCACACCGGAAGAATAAACGATACTAGGATTATCTGGGTATATTGATACAACGAGAGGTGTAACTGTTATGTCAAACTCTGTATAATAAAAAATAGAGATAGAATTTACATAGTACCTATAAGAAACCGTAACTGGAAGATCGGGTAAAACAGTCAGAGTCTGGTCTTGTGAGCTCGCAAGTACCAGTTCATGGGAATCAAAAATGGGCAATACATTTGAAGAATTAAAGTACACGAAATTGTGACTCTGGGCCCATATATCAATTTGTACCTGGTCAGTATTTGGCAATAATTCAATCTCGAATCTTTGGGTGTCTATCCTCGAAAAATTCATTGACCCGGATGGCGTATCGGTATCTAGACAAAAAGAATAATACGGAATGGGTTGCGAAGCTACACTCTTGAAGGTCTTGAGGGGCTCTACATATTTGAGGTACTGTTTATTGAGATTAAATCGTTCTTGGCCATCAGCCACCAAACGGACATTATTGATGTAGTCAACATATTTGCCAGCAACCTTTGCAGTAAAAAATAAGTGGTACACTGGTCCTACAAATGACGTATCAAATTTAACGAGAGTTGCTCCATTAAAAACTCCTCTTAGGTTCTGATTCTGCGTGACTCGTTGGGTAAATGTAGTCTTCACCGGATCTTCTATAAGAGAATAATCCACAAGAAGGTACCCGTATAATTCTGCGTTAGTTATTCCTTGTGTGAAACTAATTCGGATACTTGGTACAGTGACCATGTGATACCCCGCCTTTACAATTGAAAATGGTATTTCCAAAGTAACTAGGGGGCCATTTAAATTATTCTGGTACACGGTTCTCTTTTCTAAACTCGTCCCATAATCATTTAGTATTTGTAAAAAATCTCCAGTTATGCTTTCGAGAATATTGTCACCTACAAGGAATTCAGCTTTGTTTATTATTTGTTCTTGTAGGGTGTTTACTGTTGGTAAACCAAGTACCAGACGGACCGATGTGATCATGTCGCCTGATTTCGGAAGAGTAACTACGTATTCAGATCCTAAAAAAATTTTGTGCGGAAAATTCACCTTTATAGATTGACTACATGTTCTTGGCAAATCCATGCCTTCTCTATCTAATTCTAGGAAATTAAATATGATGAAGGTGCGCCGAAGCTATAAAACGAAGACTCGAATAATAGACCAGAGAGGCCGTTTTCTATTTTAAGAACGTTGAAAGTCTCTGACCATATATTTGAACCTGGTAAACTCCACGTGTTTGAGGTCGAGTCAAATACTGGAGTATTCTTAATGGTTATAGCTTTATTTCTTATACGACTCATGTTCATTGGGCCCCTAAAAACATTTATGTACCCTGTAGTAACATTTAATAGGTTATCAATCTGAGAAACGTTACTTGTGTCAGAGTCAAAGAGTTTTTCTCCATTTATACTGAATTCGTAGGGGCTATCTGACATTAACTTCGTAATTGGACTTTTGATATCTAGAAGTCCGCTCCCGTGAAATGTTTGAACTTGCGGTACTATCAAAGTATATTGGGCAGGAAGGTTTGTAGACCCAAAAGAAACATAGTCAATTATAAGAGATTTTTGTTGTATTTTAGTGTCTACGATGACCTGAACATCTTGATTAGCAAGCAAGTGCATAGGTATGTTATTGATGAGACCCGTTTTCAAATAGTAGACCCGATCACTGGATGAAGTATTTGTGTCACCTTCGAGAAGTTTTAGAATTGGTCTATTCTTGTATGTATTTGAAATATCCTTTTTCATTTTGAGATATCCGCCCGGTAATTGTTGAATAATTTGTTTTCCAACAGACAAACTTATAGAATTTATATAATAATACATTGTGTCATCTGGGTACGTATTTATACCAGTATCATCCGATCCAGTCGTAAAAGGACTACCTGCCAGAGTCGTTACTGTATATGGACTTGAAGTAGTTACTTGCCGTAATATACTATTTCCGGTATCACTTAGGTATACTACAGTTCCAGATTTTGACATTGCCATGCCTTGCATTTTATTGAATGTAGCATTAGTCCCATTACCATCAACAGAACCGGTAGATGTTTGCGTCCCTGCTAGAGTAGTTACTGTGTAAGGTGGAACAGTTATCATCTTTCGGACCACATTCGAATCTCCTATGTATAATATACTTCCATCTGCACTGAGAGCGAGAGACTGAACGAGATTGAATCGGGCACTAGCACCGTCTCCGTCGTCTGTACCAATTATTCCAGCAGTTCCTGCAATTGTAGTCACTGTATAAGTTCCAGTTGTGCTTACCTTCCGTATAACAAAGTTTTGAGTATCTGCTACGTACAGGAATAGGCCATCTGGACTACAAACGAGTGCCTGGGGGTAATTGAACAATGCTGACGTTCCATTGACATGATCTATGTACCCAGATTGACCTGCTTTTCCAGCAATAGTAATTACAGGGTAGTTTCCGTTTGTACCTACTCTGCGAATAGTAAAGTTTTGCGAATCTGCTACATATATATACTGCCCATTTGGAAGTATCGTAAGGGCCTGAAGATAATTGAATCTGGCATTGTAACCAAAAGGATCATCTGTAGATCCAGATACTCCAGGAGATCCGGCTATAGTATCAACTGTATATGGAGAAGCTGTAAATATACGCCTGATAGTGGAATTTTGGGTATCAGCCATATATAAAAATGGTAATCCGTTTGGATTCATTGTAAGACCTTGTGGTTTAAAAAAGGTTGCGGTTGTACCAGGTCCGTCCAAGTTACCAGTTTTACCAGGTGTACCGGCTATAGTAGTTACTGCATATGGACTCGAGGTATCCATTTTCCTTAAGGTTGAATTTTCTGAATCCACAAAGTACACTAAAGTTCCATCTGGACTTGTTACCATTTCTCCAGGGTTTTTCATAAGTTCATTTGTTACTAAACGAGCCCAACCGCATTCGTCCAAGTAACGTGTACTCGTAAAACTTGAACTCGGTTCTGGTAAAGAATACCGGTAATAACCTCCGAGTAATTGTTGTAGATCAGTAAACCCATAATAATTTGCAATTTGTGTATTGTCAAAAATAATAAAATCTATAGGCACTGAAACTGAGCCAACTATGGTAAAATAATTTAAAAAATTCCATTCAAGTATGTACAAAGTTCCATTAGCCATTATAGAAATAGAAGCAGGATACGACAACCCTATAACGTAATTAGGAGTGACCTCTCCTGTTTGCGTAGAAACTGTACTAATAGACCCCCTATAGTAATAAGCCAGGTACAAAATACCAGATGAATCAATTTGCATATCATTCACGTAGTCATTTTCTATATTTGAATTAAAGTACTCTATTATCTCTTGTGTAAGAGTGTCTATTCTCGTTAACCCATTATTGCCGTATAACAAATAGATATAATTACCCGCAAAATCTACAGATAAAAGATATGCAAATGGATTAGGCAAATTTATAGTTGTCTTTGTAGGGACCAAAGGTATTGTATCTATTACTTCTACTGTTTTGGTGTAGTAACCACACAAAACATATAAATTACCATTATTATCTATTGATAAACTTGATGGGCTATCCAGACCAGTATAAAACGAGGTGTTTACGGTCATTTCAGAAGTTGTTACTCTGATAATGTTTCCATTATAGTAATCAGATATGTACAAGTATGAACCATCCTTACTCAGGGTCATGTATGCATATGAGGTAGATAAACCAGTAGCCACAGGACTTGCGTTATTCTTACTTATGTTAAGATCGAGACCAATTGTATAATAATTAGTACCCGTAGAATTTACTGCTATAACAAATGAATTATCCGTCAAAGGCTGTTGCGAATTTCCTTTGGTAAAATTGAATAAAAAGTTTCCGGCGGGTGAAACATATGAAAGATAATTTGAAGAATTTATGTTACTAACTGCAGTATCTGAACTATTTTGGTAAAATGTAACTTTACCACTGGGTGGAGTTCCTAGAAATGTCCAATAGTTGGTTTGTGGGTTAAGAGCCGGAAGGGTAACTTTAAGAGTAATCTCGGCCACGTAATCTCCATTTGCGGGAATAGTAGCTATAGTTCCCCCTCCAGAATCAAAAGGAACATTTGAAATTGTATTTTCATGTTGTACATCACGCTCATATGTTTTTTGGAAAAAAGTAAATTCGGGACGCTCTGTTAAAAAATAATCCTGTTTTCCTCGAGTTGCAAGATACACACTCATCTGAGTTATTCCGTGAAAAAAAAGAAAGCTTCTTACACTAGAGAAGGGATGACTACTAATATCCAATTAAGGAAATTCGATCCAACGAAGGTCGGTACAGACAAGGTCTGCGTAGTCATAGGGAAGCGTGGTACAGGAAAAAGTACACTCGTGACTGACTTGTTGTACCACAAAAAGGATATACCTGTTGGAGTTGTCATGTCAGCAACCGAGGATGGGAATCACTATTACCGTAATTTTGTCCCAGAACTCTTTATCTACGGAGATTATTCGAGGGAAACTATAGAAAAGGTAATAGATCGTCAGAAGCGCCTCATTTCAGAAGGTAAAGACTCACCGGCTTTTATACTTCTAGACGACTGTATGTACAATAAAGGCTTCATGAAGGATACGTGCATTCGTCAGTGTTTCATGAACGGCCGCCACTGGAAGATTTTCTTTTTGTTAACCATGCAGTATTGTATGGATTTGAGTCCGGACCTCAGGGCGAATGTTGATTACGTGTTTATTCTTCGTGAGAATGTGATTCAAAACAGGGAAAGACTGTACAAAGCATTCTTTGGGGTTTTTCCATCCTTTGAAATTTTTAACCAGGTCATGTCAGCCTGTACTGAAAACTATGAGTGTCTCGTACTGGATAACACGAGCAAATCAAATAAGCTCGAAGATTGTGTGTTTTATTACAAGGCACCTATACGAAAGAATTTCAGGGTCGGATCAGAGGCTATGTGGAAGTATCATCAGAAGCACTACAAGCCTAACCCGACTCAAAATGCCCAATTGACCAAAAAGACGAGTGTCGTCTCTGTTATCAAAAAGTAATGACAAGGACCTCAGTTCTCTTATCGGTCACGCACGCTATAAAATCTATAGATTCTTGGTCCCGTATATTTATCATACAAAGAACAGATACGAATTTCTCACTTTGTTTCTTGATTAAAGCCAGTAGATTAGATGTGTCTGCCAAATGATACACCTCATCGGTGGGTCCCAAAAAACTCCTAAAGTGCTGAATAACGTTTAGGTCATGACCAACTGTAAGGTAATATGATCCCTCGGGTTGATTCCGGCTCTTTAAAATAACAAAAGGGTCTTCTATAACCGTCAGGGCCCCATTTTTTTTGGTACCATCATGTGGTCTCTTGATATAAAAGTCTGTTTGTGAGCAAGAATCTTCCGCCTCTAGCTCAAGTAAATTTATGCCCGTCTTGTAAAGTGAATATACGAACCCAATTTGGTCCGCATTCGTGTATCTGAGATTCTGATAGTACCAGTGCTCGAGAAACTCTGTGACTTTAGGGTCTTTGTTATCGAAAGCAATAAAACAAGTTATAAACACATGATCAAAATTTGGACACCCATCGGCCTTGTAGGCATCATACTGCTCGTCTATATCTTGGTACGGTTGTTCCTGACCATTCCAATATGTTGAAATATACTTTGATATGTGTGAGGCCCGGACCTCATTATCGAGAGTATTATTGTGTATCCATGTTACTAGTGAATTCCCTAGACATTTTTCAGCTACGGTTTCGCTCGAGATTTCAATGGACCCATCTATCCATATAACCATTTCATAGTCCTTGAGGATGGGAATTGTCTGAAAGTTTTGTTTGTAAAATTTTACAATATTGTTCGTATGTTTGTTATTCTCAAGAGAGTTTCTGAGTCCTTTTGGGGTCTCAATCGTTTCATGCCACGGAGTATTATCTATTGTCCATCCATTCGGGTCAGTCACTTTTGCATCAGTAAAGTAAATAAAGTCACATGGGATTGTTTGGGTCTTAAAGGGCCTGCAAGAAAGTTCGTATCCACCAAAGTTTGCTGATATGAAAGCGACTCTGGGACTCATCTACCAGACCCTGAAATAAAAAAACTCGAGAAAAAACAGGATGATGGATCCGAAGTTGGTCGAAGAGTACATCCAACTTTTCCCATACAAGACCCTCCTGAAGGAATTTGTTCAGGCTTACTTTCCGACACGAGAATCAAAGGAATTACTGGTGACAGAACTCAAGAATCGCGGGTTTTGGAACCAATTAAAAAGAGGAGCCTAGAATAAGACAAGGAAGAATGCAAATTTTTGTCAAGACTCTTACCGGTAAGACAATCACCTTGGAAGTTGAAGCAAGTGATACGATTTCGGGTGTAAAAGCTAAAATCCAAGACAAGGAGGGAATTCCACCCGATCAACAACGTCTTATTTTTGCTGGAAAACAGCTTGAAGACGATCGTACAATGTCTGACTATAATATCCAGAAGGAGTCAACTTTACACCTCGTTTTGAGGCTCAGGGGAGGAGATGTGCAATCTTCTCAAAAAATCCTTGTTTCTTACGGGCTCTGATCTGGGATCGCAGGTTCTGTGCCCATTGACGGGTAGCCTCGCGGGAGTGTATAGGGATTGGATTTTCCATACAGTATCTCCTGTAGTGTCTCTTGCATATTCCGCAAGGCAAAACGTCAGTCAAGCTCTGAAAAAAAAGAATGTACCCATCGGGTGGATTTCCATCTGGCATCTGGTCAATGATTGAAAATATAAAAACCCATGCAGGAGGTCCCCAAATCTCAGGGTCCATTATAGTATCTACAAAGAAAAAGAAGACCAGCTGAAGACCGTGGGTTCGACCCCCACCGTGGTCGTCTAAGTGCCCACTGGGCCGCGTAGCTTAATTGGATAAAGCGTCAGCCTTCTAATTTCTTTGTAAATAGTAAAATGGGTGGAAATTGTAGTCAACAGTATTATGAAAATGGCAAGTGTTATTATCTTTCCGACAAAGATAAATGTTCATTTCAAGCTGGTAATGATTTAGTTTTATTTATTAAAAAAGTTTTAGCCATAATTCTGTCTATAGTATTGGTAATTTCAGGGTATGCTTTAAATGTATCCGATCCTACTAAAAATAATGGACTAAAGTTTTCTGTACTTGTAATTTTTGTATTATGGAGTATAATTATATTTAGTTTGATATCTAATATTATCCAAAAGGCAAATGTTCTCAATAGGGCAACACCGTGCCCAAGCCCAAGTCCAACTGTGCTAAAATAGGTCCCTAAACTTTCGGAGCTTCTTTTAAATGGAGACGATGGATTTCTCAGGGACTTCTGATATTTCGCAGATTATAACAAAACCACAGGAGCCACCAACTGAGATTCTTATAGAGGAAAAAAAACTCGGCGAATCTCAAATGATGGAATTTACGAGCTCGATTGAGGATCTTGTTGGACCCGAGCCAACAATGCAGAATGATTCTATATATACTAACGTAACTTCTGGACGAGTAACTGGTCTCGCACCAGGTGAAAGTACCCCAGTGAAAAAATCCAAGGCACCAAATCCTTTTAATCTCACTGACGAACAGTATATAGCCGCAATTGCTGGTATAGTTGCTGCACTTTCAACATCTTCTATAGTTCAGTCCCGTATAGCTTCAATGGTACCAAATCCACAGGGTATGAACGGAAGCCTTGCAACTGCTGTGATTGCCGCTATCCTCTTCTTCTTTGCAATGAGGTTCCTAAAGAAGTGAGTCCTTTATAGTCTGGCCACAGTATCTCGATTCCCTTATTGGTTCATATATTCCAATGTTTGAAGCTATCTGTCTAAGTTCTTTAAAATTGTCCCAAAAATGCGATGAGTGATCATATTCTGGAACAGTCGAATGGGCTAATTCATGAATAAGGACGTACATGGCCGAGTTTATGTCACTTTCATTATCAATAGCTATATATATTTCGTAGCCCTTGTTTATATTATAAGCAATAGTGTCTGACTTTTTCTTGAGTCCAGTAATTATTGATCTTTCTTTACAAAGATTACTGTACTTTTCATTGAATCGCAGATGGTCCGCAAATTTATTGTACCTCTTTTTAATTTCCCTTAGGAGCGGATCTTCTCTATTGAACATCAATATAAGTACTACTAGAAAAACAAGAGCCCATACCAGTATAGATTTTATCATCTTCTCTCCTAGTACTAGCGCCTAAAAACAAATTTGGAATATATTGAAAATGATTCTCCCCATAGAATCGGCACGAGTCCAAGAGCTGATGTTACTTGTTCCCTGGTAACCACTGGTTCTTCAACCGGACCTTTTTCATAATAGGGAGTGCCTGATATGTATACTCCTATTTTTCCTGAATCCGAACCTTCAAAAATGTGTATTCCATTTTTTGAAGCCTCGCTAAATCTTTCAGGGTCTGGTACAATTCCCAAAAGTAATCCACCAGGTTTGAGACGTCGGACTATTTCTGAATAACTATTTGGATCCTGGTACTGAAATGAAAAGTTGTAGCACACGACATCAAATTGTTCGTTTGGAGCATCCTGAACGAGACCCACTATGAATTTTGGTTCTGTGACCCAGTCCATTGCACGGGCCCTTCTACGAGCCTCTTGTATAGCTATTGGACTGGGATCGAAACCAGTATATTCAACACCAAGAGCGTACCACTTATGTATATCACCTCCCTGTCCACAACCAGCATCTAGAATTTTCGAACCTTTTGGGACCCATTTTTGTAAAAACTCCCTTTTGATATCGTTATTTGTTCTCCTCATGATATATATTTGATTCTATTCTTTAGACCACAATAGCTTAAAGTTTTTATTCCAGAGTATAATAGAAATGGATAGTCTTGAGCAGGATTACCTTACTGTGCCCGGGCAGCTGTACGCTTGCATCTCCATAGTTGGTCCAGATTGTCCCCAGAAGACTGATAAGTTTGGGATTAAGCTTCGTGGGGCTTTTCCTACTCGAGATGATGCAGAGCGTCATGCAAAGCGTCTTCAGAAGGAGGATGCTACTTTCGATATTTATGTGGTAGACATGTACAAGTGGCTCTTGGTTCCACCGGATCGCGATCATATAGAGGATGTTCACTATTCTAACGAGAGGCTCGAGGAGATTATGACAAAGTATCGTGAGAATCAGCGTATGGCTGCGGCCATGTTCGAGAAGCGCAAGCGTGATATGATGGCTACTCCCCTCCCTGGAAGTGATACTCCGTATATTAGCCCGAGCGATGAGAATTCAAAGTTCTATACAAAGCCCGATGTTCCGCCAATTCCTCACCCAGCCGAGATTGTAGAGGAGCTTCGTAAGGAATTCCCGGATAAGTCTGTACAGGAGTTGGTCGCAATTGCTGACCAGAAGGTGAACGAAGAGATTGAGCGTCGCGCAAAAGAAAATATTGATAAACAGGTAAAGGAGAATGAAGATGCAAATAATTCTTCTGGTGGTAGTGGCCCTGTTTCTGATGCTCCAGTTGCATAAAAAATCTGGGTTCGGTCCGGATTCGCCTGCGCAAGAAGCACCAACTTCTCCGTACCCTGATTATATGACCAATTTATTCCGATCTCCGGAAACCCAAGGAGAATTTCAGGCACGGATGAAAGAGAGTTCGTTGGAGTCTACGAGAGCTGTAGATGAAGCCGGTTTCAGGTCTACACAAGCATCACCTTTAGAACTTGGCCAGGGTAATACAGTAATTTTAACAGACCTGGAAGGGGCCGTAAACCAAAGAAATTATCCAATGGTTGGAAAAGATCAGGGAGCTCTTGATTATACATCAGGGAAGTACAGAGATGTGAGTCCTGCAAACGCCGTTCCTGTCAATGTAAACGCACTTGCATATCCAATTGAAGGGTTCAATTTATTACCAGAATTTTTAGGAGAGTCTGATATTGAAGGGGTCGAACCTCCAATATTAGACTTGAATGTCCCTAACGTACCAAAAGTTCCCGGTACCTCACCCTTTTTCCCAGTCCCTGTCCAGAGTCCAGTAATGGAAACTACTACAACATCATCACCTGAAATTATGGCCCTTATGAAGCAGAACCCACTGTATTCAAGCTTTTTCCCATCACCAGAAATCCCATCGTCTTCAACCTTTTTTTCGTCTCCCAAAATGTCACCGATGCCATCTCAGTCATCAACCCTATTACCAAGACCTGTTATATCTTAGAAAGCCAATGTTGATCCATCCGGTATCTCATAGATGATGTAGGATGAGTTCTCTTAGTAAGAAGAGATATAGCTCCAAGGCGACGAATCAAAGTAGTTTTAGACTGGCCCCTAATAAGTGCCCTCAGTAGAGCATTACGACGCTCTTTGAGAGAACTTTTAACATTGTATCCATAACGACGAAGACCACCTGACTTTAACGCAGGTATGACTTTCGAGGTCTTCACACGCATTGTAGTAGGCTTGACATATGTTCCATCTGAACGAAAATAACTTATTCTATGAACTCTTTTAATCATTTATACTTCACTTGGATTTTTTTCCTCTTCTTCTATTTCCGAATCTTCGTCTTCTTCTTCGTCATCTATAAAATCGACCAGGCTACCCTCTGAGTCATCATCTTCTGCGTCCTCATCGTCTTCGGGTATATCATCTTCGTCTTCTCCGTTCGGATCGTCTGAATCGTACTCATCATCCGTGAAATCGTCAGTCACATTCTCAACTGGAGAATAACGCTCAGGTTTCTTTACTACTCTCCCAGATCTGGTTGTCGCAGTTGCCATCTTTAATTAATTTCATTCATCGTTTCTTTAAAAGCTTCAACATATTCATCTTTCAAATCTTCAGGGACATACAAGGCAAGATCTCTTAGAGCATCGAGGTCCCCATCTTTTGCGCGTTTATAAAGATCCGGGGCGAGACCTGAAAATTTATCAAGGCGCCAAAAGTTTTTCTTTACTCCATCCGTCTGGAAAATAATCATGCAAACTACAATTAGGAGTATCAACCAGATGAACATCCTTTGGTACTAGAATATGCGGTACTTTATATTTTCGACCCTTGAATTGTTTACAATTTTCATCGAGGCATCTTTGTGAAAGTATACCATTAGGGCTGAGACAATACCAAGCGTGATTCGACCGGTGCTGACCTTTTATGTTCTCACAGTACCGTGAATCTGTTCCTATAAACCAATTTACCTTGTCCTTGCATTTTGCAACTTTGGTTATTTTTAGGACCCGAATATTTTCACATATAAATCTCTCGAGACCCTCACTCGCCTCGAGACCATCTCTGTCTTCTTCATCTGGAGATCCGTTTACAGGCACTTGTATCGTAAACATTTCTATAAATTCTGGGGTCGGTTTTGGGTCTTCGAACTTTATAAAAGACCCCTGGATAACTTTACCAAATGGAACATAATATGTACTACCTGGTTCATCTTTGAAAGACCATAACATTCGTAGGGCCGAAGTTATTCCATCTATAGCCTGTATCCATTCGTCCCCAAGTTCTCTTAGGACTTTTAGTCGAATAGATTGTGCCTTTGGGAATGTTACTACAGTACCTGGCCATATCAGATGTATTCCGTACTTGGTACCCTTTTCTGGAACATCCCGGGGCCTCGCTACTGCTACGAGACACTCACCCTCATTCACTATTCTTGATAATTCTTCTGTAAACTTTGGGTAATCTAAACACTCAGTTTCATCCTTTGAGTAAAAATCAACATCTAAAAAAAATTTAAATCGTTTGAGTCTCTTCTCCGCAATGCATAGGCGTTTACCGTGTAATATGTCAGATACGTATGCATTGTAGAAATTTTTATTCTGATCCCACGGAACGTTTAGTATACCTCCATCTAATAACACGTGGGTACTGGGCCCAGATTTACGGCCCACCAAGAAATTCTTGGACATGGTAGCCTCTTCTGTATAGGCCCCTTATTTTTTTAAATTAAACATGGTTCTCTTTCTAGAGTGAATAGCTGTATGAAAATCTGAACTCGTAAGAACAAAGTTATTTATCATTTTCCATACATTTGTACGACCCTTCATACCATTTATAGTATCAAAGTCGAGAAAATCATTTTCGTCATACTGTTTTTTAAATCGAATCTGATTCTTGTCCATGAGTTCCTTATTTATGTTAAATTTATTTATGATTTTTTCTTGATCCGGGAGAGACATTGGGAACTCAATGACGTATACGTGGTACACATTGTCTACCTCAAGTTCGTCTCTAAACGTAAACCTATAATATGAATAAGATCCCTTTGTTATATTGACGACTCCTCTCGTCTCTTCTTCGAGTTCACGAAGAGCACATTTAAGTGGATTGTAAACTTCTCTTTTACGACATCCACCCGTTACAAATGTCCATTCTCTAAATCTCCTGTCGTGAACAACTAAAAAATGGGGTTCTCCTTTTATAAAATACATAGGTATCGCAATGGCTTTATGCCTTGTTTCCATCCCTAATTATAATCGTAGATAATATAAAATGAAGATTGTGTTTATGCTCCTTGCAATTTTGTTACTTATTCTCTTGCTCGTGAAGATGCCCCCTCCCATGGTACCTTCGACCCACCAAGAACCATACGGAGCCGAAATTGAAAGTGTTGCCGATGTTGCAATGCTATCAGGTGCATGTGGTATGCGACCTCCTCAGCTGGAGTAGAGAATACCAGCCATGCCATTCTGGATTCTCAGAATGTTGTAGTTTACTGCATAGAAGTAAGAACCAGCACCAAAGCGTGACATCTGCTGGAAATTTGTCTGGACTGGAGTCACCAGGCGGAAAGTATCGATACGGCTGAAGTTCAGAGTACCGGTCGGCTGAAGCTTGGAAGTGTCCAAGCAAAAAGGAATTATGACCACATTATTTGGATTTGCTGAATCATATCCAAATGGTGACAAGTAATACTGGTTAATATCCTGCCAGTGGGGCAAGTGACGAGACTCACCGATATCGTTACCGTTAATCTGCATCTTGAACTGCATGTAAGAGGCGGCTGCTGATCCCTGGTTGAGACTGACTGGGGTGTAAGCAGTGTCAGTGAAAATGTTGGGGGCGTAGACGACGAATTCCTGTCCAGAAGGTACGCTCGGAGTTGTCTGGGAAACGAACGAAAGAGTGAAACTGATCGAAGCCACTGCAGACACGACAGTTGCCTGTCCCACAATTTGAGGCAATGCGACCTGCTGACCGACCGTGAGGGTGGTTCCAGTGTATGGGATTGTTATAGCGGTGGCAGAAGCGCTCGTTCCTGCACCGGTGGAGGCCAAAGGCGTGAACCCAACGGGTACGAATGTAACCAAGGGGTTTGTGAAAGCTGCATTTGTGGCAGTTGTCCACGTCATTGCGAATGAAGTAAGGTTAGATGTTGCATTGTATGTGGCAGTTCCGGGCACGAAAGCCGAAGGGGTCGAAGTTCCAGTGAGAGCAATAAGAGCTCCTCCGGAAGTTGTCTTGTAGAAGTTTGGACCATATATGGTAGTCAAGTTGCCTGGGAAAGTCAATGTTGCTGAAGTAGCCCCGGATGCTATAGTACCAGTAGCCTGCAATGTCACGAGACCCAGGTCGATCATCTGGCCCTGTGGGACCGGGACGGCTGTCTGAGAAGCATAAGAGAATGTCACGTCGTTACCCGATACTGCTGAGATGTATGTTGGACCCTGGAAAACTGAGGTGAGTGCCTGTAAATTGAGGTAAGTCGGCTGAGTTCCGGGGTTTACAAGGACCTGTAAGGTCGTTGAAGTATTTACGAGGGGCAAGCTTGTGTTGTACACAGTTGAGTAAGCATTAGACTCGAAAGCAATGTACTTGATGGGCTGAGAAAGAGCAAACTCATAAGAGCTCTTGTCTGACATAGGGACGCGAGTCACCTGCTGAATGAGCATATCATGTTTCTGCTTGGCGAACCATTCGCGCTCATCCTTGTCGAGATAGATGAAGCGAGTCCAGACTGCATACTGATCACCTGCACTTGGATTTGCCCATGTGATGCGGATCTCAACATCGTGGTACTGGAGAGCAACAAGGGGAAGGGCGTTCTGCCAATCCTTGCAGAAGAAGAACTTGAGAGGGAAGAAGACTGATGAAGCCTGGTCTTTCTTGGAGGTCCTGTTGCTAAAAGTCTGTGCGCCGTAAACTGGCTCGATATTTGAAGTCCACGTGAAATCCTGAGTATCAATAATCTGCCCACCAATCATGAGTTCAAGCTTAGAAATGATAGTAGACCAGTTTACATTTACGTTGCTTGCTACGTTGGTATCAAGAGCCGTAAGGTACACGTGGCTGAGAAGATCTCCCTTCTTCTCGAAGCGGATAGTTGACACTCCTGATGGACTCGGGTTACCTTGAATGAGCTGACGTTCTACATTTGATGCAAAGTGGGTATACCGTTTGTAAGAACTGCGGAAGAATGAAATCTCGGGTGTTCCTGACAGGTACATGTCCTGAACGCCGGTAGCGACCAACTGAGTAATTCCACCAGACATGTTTAATTAATAACTAGATTATTTTCTGGCCCGTTTAACAAGGATGAGTGTTTCTAATATATTACTAATGAGTATGGCTGAAATATTCGGGGACTTTAAATACAAAGATTTCGCTCGAGTGGGTGGTCCGGGTAACTTTTTAGCTGGATCAGCTGGTTACATTGCGGTCATTTATTTCCTGATAAAATGCCTTAAAACAGGTAATGTTCTTTACGTAAATGGTATGTGGGACGGAGCTTCGGCCCTTTTGGAGTCCATAGCAGCATATTTAATTTTGGGTGAAAAATTAAATAAGCCGAATCAATACATCGGTCTTTTGTTTATTATTTTTGGTCTTTTTATATTAAAGTCGGGTGGTATTTCAAAGTGAGCCAACATGTGAACAATCGTCACAATTAGGGTGACTTTCCAGTCTTTTGTAAGTGCGTAGACGGTGATGGCAACAATGACTCCGACTGCAGCTGGCTTCATTTTATGTACTCAGAGAAATTGCGTACGGATTGTTCACAAGAACCTCCTTTGCAAGTGAAAGGCGTTCGGTTGTAGGATTTTTCTGAGACTTGAGTTCGTTGAGATCATAATACATCGCATCGACATATCTCTGCTGTATAACTGGTCCAGGTGCTGGTGCCCCCATTGGGTCAGTAGGTAAATCTCTACGCAGATTTGATGTAACTCCAATTCTGCTTTCTGGATCCCCAGTCACGTTCATTCTCCCACCAGTTGCTGTTCTGTCAGGGTTACTGCGATTATCAGTACTACGCGCAAGTTTACGTGACCCGCCCATATCACCAAAAGCCTGGTAGACATTATACTGGGCTGCTCCAAACTCGAGATTGTCACCTTCGCGGCTCCCAGTCTCTTGCCTGATTGTGGTACGGGAAGTCTTGGTAAACTCCGGACGAGACTCTGGGCCCGTCAAAGCTCCACCTTGACCCCCGGCTCTCGATTGTACTGGGTCATGTGTATATGTCTTTGAAGGAAACTGTGTAAGTTCTCCTATGACTGTTCCTCCATTCTTTACAACTGCATTCACGGGACCACCCATATTTCCCTTGAGTTGGATAAGACGCTCATCATTTGGATTATTGGGCAAAACGCGGAAAAACTGCTGGAACCCACCGACAGCCGATACGTTTGAACCTACTCCTAGACCCGGTCCTACGTGTACAGGCATACCACCTGGGTTCAAGTTGTTCATTTTGTTGGATATATTCTCGCGATTATATGCTGTATAAACGGGCATCCCAAATGGAAGTTGAGGCCGAACATCTTGGAGCGACCCTATTTCATTTTTTGGCTTGAGTCGTATGTCCCCAATAGGACGACCTATATCGGGCGTAACATTTAAAGGGTCCATAAAATCTACTGCGTGATCTCTTGGATTTCTATAGAGGTTACCCCCGGGCTTATCAGCCCCCTTTAATTCATTTCTATTTCCGGCAGGATCTTCATCGCTACTGAATTTTTTTCCGGCAAAAATAAGTCCGACTACAGCTGCTATAGACCATGGATCCATTTACAATCAGACAACATTTTTCTTATTAGAGTATCTCTGACTGAATCGGAGATTTCTATCAATAGCATATGTACTGATAGGGTCATCTGTCTTTACCGGGAAAGGGGCCGTGATGTACTCATTAGGAAAGTCGAATGGCTCGGCCTGCCACGCTCTATGGTACCCAGTAGTAGGCTGGGGTCTAAGAGTATCCTCTACCATCACAAGATCTTCAATTGAGCTCATTTAATAAGTGCCCATACTTTTATTGGCTGCGATAACGAGCACCGTGAGACTGAACCATCTCTGGACCTCTCCCCTGTGCAGAATCGAGATCGCATGCAGATCCATCAGTGTCTCTACATACTGGCTTAAACATTGCTGGATACGTTTTTTTCAAAAAGGCCTCCCCTGAATTCCTGGGCATTGTGTAAAAATTGTGCTCAGCGAACCATCGCCCTTCTTGAAATGGATGAAGTGCATCCCATGCATTCTTAGAATCGACTGGATCCATAGTCTGTGTAGTTTCCTTGCCGTATGCTGCATTTGCCATTGGATTTTCTATAGTTCCAGTAGTACCTGATGCGTATTGATTCCGACTCTCTTTAATCATGCCGTTTTTGTACATCAAGTAGAGAATAAATATAAGTGCCGTACCCATTATTATAATCCTTACATCCCTGCGTATAATGTAAAGTATGCAAGAAAGGTAAAGTATGAATCTAGTAGTCGCGTAGACTCTTTCTTTTGCTGACTGATTATTTGAAGGCCAAAACATAAGAACCTTGTCTGAGTTAAATAATTCGGTCAGGTCCATCCTTTTTAGTGTTAGTAGAGAAATTGTTCATCATGCTCATGAGTGACATAATATCAGCTCCACCGCCTTCCTGCATCTGGGCCGCACAATTCTCAGCCATCTTCTCAATCATATCAAGAGTCTCTTTGGGGAATGAGCTAATTGTTGTCCCAAGAACAATCAAAGTGTAAAGGTACTGCCAGATTGCATCTTTGGTTGCGTCAGATGACTTTGCCCAGATACTCGCCAGGTCTATATCAGAAATAGCCCCAATAGTACTAGCATCCTCGGTGATGAAAGTATCGTCCCGAGTCATAATTTTTTTACTGAATGGTTTGACAGTACCCATGAAATTTTCAAGTACAGCTGATGGTTTCGTAGCCTTTACAACCTCAAAAGATGCCTGGAACTTTATGACAGCCTTATTCTCAGGAAATGTAAGGTTGAGCTCGGTCAGAAACTGGTCCATCATATCATTGAATGCTTTTACGGTAGTCATTTACTAGTAGACCGTAGGCCCACGTCTTTAAATCAAAAAGGCTCCTTTGAAATCTGTTCGAACTTTGATCCAGTTCCATTGTATACAATAAAGTACACTAACAGAGCCACAAAAAGAGCAGGCTTAGCAATTTCTGAATTTTTCATCTGTTTCTTTTCGCCTTTTTCGTTCGAGGGGCGAGTTACATATATTGCCATTCCTGTAATAACTGCTGCAAAGAGGGCAGCTGGACCTGCTTTACTCAACCACTTCTCCATTTACTTTAGACGTGGGTTTTTCTTCCGGGGCGTCCGAGAAAAGATCAGGATCCTTTGAATCTACTGAAATTTCTTTCGATTCTGTTACGAGTGGCTGTATTGTTGGGCCTTGTGGGAAAGGTGACTCTGTAATAGGGCTCGGAGTAACTCCTGCGTCGGCCGCCATTTCTTCAGCTGTTGGTGGAGCGAGTTCTTCTCCAATTTCATCGGCATCATCCCCCCCAAATTTGATTGATCCGCCTGACATTGGAATGTGTTCCTGGAGAATCTCGGGCAACGGAACCATTTCACTAATAGTTTCGTGGAGACACTCAGTTATACGTTCAGTGAGTTTCTTAGAACGTTCATCCTCGTCATGTGTCTTCATAACGAATGGGTCCTCATACAGATTATGCGCCACGTTTATGAAACACTGATGAATAAATTCCACCTTTGTGGGTATCTTTACATTGAGACTCTTCTTCTTTGACGTAATTCTGACCGCATTTATAATCATCTTCGCATAGGCCACAAACACTGAAGCCAAGACTTGCTCAAAGTTCTTGATGCGTTTTTCAACCTCTTCTATGTACTTATTCAACTGGGGTCCGGGTATCCACAGGGGAACTTTTTTGAGGGCTTTTTGAAATTTCAATAGAGATTTTCCTGGTTCCTTTACTATTTCATCATTCTCATCTATGTGATCATCACTGTGTTCATAAGCATCTATCAGGAAATCGCGTATAACCGGAGTGATTCCCTTTGTGACCTGCTCGCTCGCATGCTTAATGTAATCCATTTATGATGGGCGCTGATATTTTTTTCGAAGTGCATCCGCAGTTTTTTTCAAGTTTGCGAGCCCATTGAGATCATCTTCTTCGGGTCTACCTAGGGGATTCGCTGGGGCCTTTTTCTTTTTCGGAGTCTTTTTGGTACCCCAGGCGACATGTATTTTACCCATTCCTAGAGTACTTGTTCTGTAGCCCAGGAGCCTAAGTTGTCTGGATGTGTATTCGGTTGCAAACTCGTGATTATATGCAGGGAACCCAAATAAAAACTCAGGAACTTCTATAATTGTTTCTGTTCTTCTAAGAGTATACGCCAAGTCAATTTTATTACAGATTCGTGTGAGAATATTCTTGAAAACTTCTTTACGTGCCTCTCTTTTTATTCTGTCTCGTTCCTTCAGGTCATTTGCTGAAAGCATCTATACTAGTAGAAACGGAGAAACTAACTAGGCCTTGACCGCAAAGTTGTCCCATACCTTTTTCATATCAGGAACAGGTGGAACTACATTCAGGTTTCCAAACTTGAAACTTTTTGCGTAACCAGAAAATGGATTCTGGAAGTTTGCAGGTACAGACTTGTTAATCTGGCCCGTAATTTTTCCACTTGCGTCTACATTCACATCGTATTGGACACCTGCATATGTAGTAGTGTCCAAAAACAAAAATCGAGCCTGGTAACCACCGCCCTCCGATCTGTTAAAGTACACTGTGTCGATTGGGTACACACTCTGTTCCTTTTGCTGTATTTCTGAAATTGTATCTTGTATTAATGATGGGTCTACTGGATCAAACATGGATATTTTCTGCTGAGAACCGCGGCCTCCACCTGGAATACGAATTGGCGAATCTTCGTACAGGGAAACGAGGATCAAGAGTATAAATAAACCTGCGAAAAGTCCTCTCATTTTTAATATTAGATGATACAAAAATGGCGGCTGTTTTAATAGTGAGTGACAAGTGTACTTACTGTTTAGAAACGATTGAGTTTATAAAGAATCATCCGGTCCTTATACCTTTGGTGAAAATTCATGATATAAAGTTGCACGGAGTTCCACCTGGAATAAAAAGAGTCCCGGTCCTGATTACTTCTGACAACAAAGAGATGATGGGACTTGAAGTCATACGATGGCTCGAGATGAACGTGCCATGTACATTTGAGGGCAACTGCGCGGCTGACATTGGTACAAATTTTAATGAACCGGCTGACGAAATAGGAGATTACTTCCCACTCGACTCTTATGGGGTTTCTTTAGAACCAATAGTAACGAAAGAACTTCAGAGCAAGATAGACAAACCGCTCGCAGATGCTTATAACGATATAAAGAAGAGTATATCAAACTAAAGTAGGGAAAATGCGTTTAAAGAGTATTCAGGCAAATGCTTTCAAGTCTTTGTTCGAAGTTCTCAAAGAGATTATAAATGACGTGAATATCTACTTTAGCCCACAAGGAATTAAATTGATTACATTCGATGTCGCGAGAGTAACTCTCATACACGTATTTATGGCCGCTGAGAACTTTGAAGAGTATGAGTGTCCAAAAGAAACTATTGTAGGTATAAATGTCCCAAATACTTTCAAGCTCATTAAATCAATAGGCAATAACGATATAATAACAATGAGCACATGCGATGAGAACCTGAATATATGCGTGAGTAACGAAGGCAAAAAGTCTGTATCCAATTTCAAACTGAAACTCTTGGATCTGAACGAGGATATTCTTGATGTTCCCGAGATTAATATGACGTATTCAACCACTTTACCTTCTGTGGATTTTCAGAAACTTGTGAGGGACATGACAAATATAGGTAATGATCTCAACATAAAACGAACAGGCACCTCTATCGAATTTACTTGTGATGGTGATTTTGCAAATCAGAATACAATAATACAAGACCAACTTGATATAGGTGAGTCCGGTCTCGAAGGTACATTTTCACTCAAATATGTATCAATGTTTACAAAAGCAACTATATTGTGTCCAATAGTTCAGTTGGGTCACGGTACTGACTCAGAAGGGCCAATAGCATTCAAGTACACTATTTCAAATCTTGGTGATGTTAAATTCTACTTGGCTCCACTTGGAAACATTGATTGAGAATAGTTTCAATATGTATAGTGTCATTGACAGGTTCTACATGGGTCTCAAGGGACAATTGAATACCACAAGGGGCCCTGAACCGAAGTTTCCATTTTTTGTTGAAATCAACAAAGGCCAGTGGCGTGAGTTCATTTTTACGGGGTCCAGAAAATGCAAGTACCTGATTAGTTATATCAGCGCCAGAAGATCTTGTTACCTTTTTGATTGGTCTTTCACGGGACAAGAACTTGGGGGGCCACTCGGATCCATAGTTCCACATAGTCTTGAGATTATAAACATATTCAGTAAGGCTAAACAAGTCACCTGGCCCTGGTCTAATAAATCCTTCACGATCTATATGATGTACACTTTTTATCGTGAAGTTTCGTCCCTTTATCCACAAAAGAGTTTGAGTGATCCAATTCAAGACTCTCATTATTATTTAAAGTACACTTTCCTTTAAAGAAGAATGATAGCCAGGTATAATAAAAGAATTAAAGAACTTGCGGACCGTCCTGATGAAATGTTTCAGTACATGATAAAAGCTGCTGAGTTTATCAAGGTGTATGACGAAAACAAGAACAAAAGCGATTTATTTCAAAAGTATCTCTTTGAGGTTGAAGGCGAAGGGACTGGGCCTCATCGGAGCGAAGATGTCACAGTGATTTGCTCATCGTGTCACAGTTCAAATACATTCGTGGATATTTGTTCAAGTGATCAGGTCTGTGAGGATTGTGGATACGCAGAATTTGTACAGACAAATGAGAGAAGTTACAAAGAGGAACAAGATAATGATCAGAATATCATATACTCTTACAAAAAGGAAAATCACTTTAATGAGTGGATATCACAGTTCCAGGGGAAGGAGGTTACAAATATTCCACCAGAGGTTTACGATCAGCTCAGGGAAGAATTCAAAAAGCAAAAGATTAAAAAAGTGGATGTGAGTCACTCAATGGTAAGGACTCTCCTCAAGAAACTCAAGCTCAACAAATACTATGAGCACGTTCCTCATATAGCAAGCTTTTTATCAGGTAAGAAGCCGCCTAAAATGTCAAATGAACTTGAAGAGAAACTTCGTCTTATGTTTTTCAAGATTCAAAAGCCATTTGAGAATAATTGCCCAGAAGAACGCAAAAATTTTTTGAGTTATTCTTATATTCTTTACAAGTTTTGCGAATTACTCTCGGAGGATTCGTTCTTGCCTTGCTTTCCTCTTTTGAAGTCAAAGGAAAAACTATACAAACAGGATCAGATTTGGAAAAAGATTTGCGAGGACCTTCAATGGGAATTTATTCCTACTGTATAGTAAAATGAGCTCAGTTCGAGGAAGTCCTTTGGCTAGCACTGGAACGAACAGTACATTGGGAAGTCCACTTCCTTCTACAGGCACAGGGCCTAGACTGGGTACATACTATTCAGGAAATGGTTCATTATATTTTGTAATAACTGATGGATCGAATGGTTTTACTCAGGTTAAATTTGATCAAATAGACTACAGGTTCACCTATTCAGTAACTGGACCATACACACTTCAAATTAATTACACTGGACCTGGATTCGTTGGAAACTTCACTTATGACCAAAATTCCATAACTTCTATAAATGATCCGAGAGCGGGTCCGTCTAGAAAACATAATTATATAAGCTCTAAAACTTCTCTTCAAACAGCGACTGATAATTTGGTAGGTGTTTCCCCAAGCCCGGTTCCATCCCCAAGCCCATCTCCTCGCCTTTCCCCAAGCCCGGTTCCATCCCCAAGCCCATCTCCTCGCCTTTCCCCAAGCCCAGTTCCATCCCCAAGTCCCTCACCTCGCCTTTCCCCAAGCCCAGTCCCATCCCCAAGTCCCTCACCTCGCCTTTCCCCAAGCCCAGTCCCATCCCCAAGCCCCTCACCTCGCCTTTCCCCAAGCCCGGTTCCATCTCCAAGCCCAGCACCTCCTGGCATGTATTATGATCAAAATTACCCAGTTGCGTTTAAGATAGCAGCCACGGGAGTAACTCAAGTTGATGTATCCGGATCAAATCCCCGATCACTCGGACCAGAAATGCCCTATACGTTTGATAGTTCTTTGGGGTTATTTAGAGTACCAATGAATGGAATTTTATTCCGTGTTTCTGGAGACACTATGACTATTGTAGATGACACAGGTCATGTAGTTGTTACCTTGATACGAGACAGACCCCGTCCATCTCCAAGTCC